CGACATGTCGTCTTCTGCGCCGATCTGTCCGTTAATCTCCCGGATACGCGCGACAATTTCATCCTTGTTAGCCAGGTCGTCCATAAGATCGACAACCATATCCAAAAGTTTAAGAGCAACTTCCGGCTGCGACTTAGATAGATTATTGATTAACTCGCTGAGTTGGGAGAGCATGGCCTGGCGGATTGTGTCTCTGAAGTCCTGCTTCGTAATAACGAAATCAGCTTTGTTTTTGGTGATATTGTTCTCGATGGTGCCGTCTTCGTTTCGTTTATTTACATGGACAAATTCATCTTTTCTCTGATCGCCTGTAATCCGGTATTCCTTTTCGTCGTCGCAAAACTGTTCGATCAAGGCGAGTTGGATTTCGCCGTGGCCCTGAAAGGCATAGTAAAGATTATCGAAACAAACACCCTGGGACATCTGCCCTTGATTCTGTAATGATTTTATTGCAATTCCTGAAAGGTCTGTGCGTGGCTGATCCTGAAGCTCTCCAGTAACGCCGGAAATGTTATGAACAAACCTTTCGTCATCCCTGGCAAGTTCAACATGAGAGTTTGCCAATTCAATATGATTTTCTACTTTGATATTTTTCCCTGCATTGACCTCTACCCATCCATCGGGCTTGTGCAGTTCAGTAATGGCTTCAACTTTGTCATTAACAGCGCCTTCATCCGCTATGACCTGAGTGGCCGTAAGAAGGAATAAAGAACGGGACCGTCTCTTGTTTAAATCGGATTGAGGATCTCTCAGGTTCCGGATAACGCCGTAAGGCATATTATCCCGTTTGCGGCGATAACAGAAAAGCGGCACAAACGGAAAACGGTTGTGATTGAATGGAGAAAGTTTATCCTGAAGAAGCGTTGCGCCCGCCCACATAGCGCACCGGACCGTCAAGATCAGGGCGTCGTTGGTCGATATGTAATTCCCTTTCTTTAGATACTGGTGCTCTTTGCTTTCAGGACGGAAAATAGAGCCGTCAAGAGCTCCGTAAGGCGTGTCGTGATCGCGCATTTTAATTAACTCGACACGCGCCGGCATCCGGTACCACATTTCAATCGCTTTAATTCGCTCGCGCGCGCCGTCAAAGGGACCGCCAAAGAGCGCGTCCAGATCGCTTTCAAGATCGAATTCAGAAGCGTAGTCCGTAACGACAACATCATCCGGCAAATACGGATAGAGGCTATTTACGCCTTCGGAAATGTTCTTTAGGGCATCTTCCCTATCAGGGAACATGTGTTGAGCGATATCAAGGTCAAGCCACTTCTCACGTAAGATAAAGCGATAATCCGAACCGTCCAGAGAAAGGCCAAGGTGATCATACCAAATATTGCGCCACCGTTCCGACTTCATAAAGATAGGTTCATCGTCATTATTTCTGACGCTATCCTCTAACCATCCCAGGCCGGCCTTAACCTGTTCTTCAAAAGCGAAACTTATCTCGTATTCGCCTTTTGAAGCGTCCTGAATGTATTTCATCATTTTGGTTTTGGCTTTTGCTGAATCGGAATCAACTTTCTTGCGGGGCAATACGCGGCTGTCGAACCGTGCGCGCCGTTGCGTTCCCAATATCCAGTTGATCGCATTGGCGATAACATTGTAAACAACGACCGGCTGATTGCGCCGCTGAAGAACAGCTAATTCTTCCGGCGTTAATTGAATCCCATCGTAGAAATCTTCGTCGGTAGCCATTTCAAGACGATTATCAGCCTGGGCAACGCGCGCCTGCCTGCGCCACTGCATAAGCTTTTTGAGTTTTTGCTGATTTTCTTCTGAGTCAAGGTTGGAAGTGGCAGCTTCAGGGGTAACCTGGTCTTTCTCAGGCTGAACGTCTCCCTGTAATTGCTTCGCTTTGGTTATCTCGTCCACGAAACAAGTATAAAGTATTGATATTTTAAAGGCTAACGACTGTGATTAACTATGAATAGCTATGAGACAGTATTTAACAGATCTGCCTTGGCGAGTATTTTTTCAATGGTTTCTTTCTTTACGAGCCATGATCTGCGGTTTGGTAACTTAAAGGCCGGAAGATCGCCATTATCTATCATCCGGTATATCGTGCTCCTGCTTATGCGTAGAATTTCTGCCACTTCATCAAGTCTTAGATTTTCTTTTTCAGGTTTCATGGATTACTCCCTTCAACACCGCGGCGACAAGGGTAGTGGTTCCTAAGTCAGTTACAAACTCATCGCCTTCCGGAATGCCCACAATAAGAGTAGCTATATATCCCTTGTCTGTGCAATTCGGAGCCAAAGAGTCTAATTTTTCCACTTTAATATATTTAACTAAAGAGTCTGCCATTTTCCGAACAAGTGCCTCTTTAATGGAAAGATCGGAGCTTCCCTCAGGGAAAACGAGCGCTGAATTAACTTCTATCTTTATAACATTCATTTCAGTTTGCCCCTCTTTGCCATTTGGAATAGTTTTTCCGGGATTTTCATTTCTGTGAAGTGTGACGTATAATAAACCGTGATTTTGTTACCGTCAATATCGTATGTTTTCCCTGCTTCGCCGCTGCTAAAATTAGGTTTATCTAATGCTTTCCTTACTGCGTCTTTGAGGTTGTCGCTCCAATCATCATCTCCAGTATAGTCATTTTCAACTACAATCACACATCTTCTATGCACAATACAAACATCTTCCATAAATTCAGTAGGCGGATCGTTTTCCGGCGGCGGTGGGTATCCCTGCAACACTCCAAGCATGTGCGCAATTCTTTCGGCTCGTCCTTTTTCTCGGATAATTCGCTCTCCGTCCTCTTGAAAAAAACCAGTGGAGCTATCCTTAACCGGTTTTTGGTATTGTTGTTCTCTGCGGCGAATAAACACTCTAAATAATATTGCTGCTAAAACAAGAATGCATATCCCAATAGGTATTAAATTTATAATATTCATCAGTCCACCCTCACAAAATTAGTTAAGCCGTCATTAATTTTAGTTAACTTTTCACAGTATTGCCGGGGTTTCTCCGGCCTGTCCAATAAACCATAATCATAATTATCAATCGCCATAGCCAGCTTCAGCGCGTCAATCTTGCGCTGCCCTTCAAGCATTTGATAATAAACACCGTCATTGGAAACAGTAGCTTCGAGTGATTTCGTGTAAACCCGTTTCCCGGCAATCATCGTGTAATGGTTATGCTCAAAAACAATGTCTTCCCGGTAAATGATACGGTCATGGCCCAGACGACGCAGAATATCGTAAGTGTGGTGAATGTGATCGTCCACGCGGTAATACTGATAGGCCGGGTGAATGCTGTAGCCAACGATCTCCACGGCCCGCCTTGACATGATAGGAATAGTAAAAAGCGTATCTTTAAACATCAGATCATTAATACCGACCAATGCGATCTTATCCGGAATCCCCTCGTATATTTTCTTTATCTCTGCGTCCCACCCCGTCGTATGGATAATGAAATCATCGCTCATGCCGGAAAGTATTTCGCCAGTGGTGTTTTCAAATATGTATTTTGCTTTCTCTGAAGATGTATATGTTTCGTTAAAGACAAATGTCTTAATAATTAACCGAGGGTGATTAAAATTATGACTTGCCGGATCGTCTTTATGAACCTGAATAACGACTTCCAGTTCTTCCGGTTTATCGGCCGTATCAACGATATTGTGAAGAACGCCCGGCATTCGTTCAGGATGATAGCCGGTCTGGATTGCGAAGGTTATTTTCATTGCTCGTTACTCTCGATAATGACCTCTGATTCATCCATGGTAATATCTTTCGTGCCCATCTTCTGGCCGCCGTTGAAGATAGTGACCTCTCCCATGTATTGCTTCGCGTCCGGCGGCGCGTCCGGCAAGTTCTTGAGCTCGTCCAGTCCGTCTTGAATCCACATTAAAAGCTGTGCAGCTGCTTCCGGCCGGGCTTCAATCGTCATCATCTGCATTATTTTCGCCAGATTGTAGCCGGTACAGAGCATTATCCTGTTGGTCATATTCAGGCCGATTGCAAACCCTATACAGGCCAGATCCGCATCAGCTACGCCTTTTTGAAGGTAAGTTGCTGCCACTTTACGGGCGAACCTGTTCTTAATAACAAGCTTGTCAAACTCTTCCATATCCGCGCTTATCGTCTTCGGGTCTCTGTTTTCTCTCGGCTCGATATATTTCCAGATTGCTTCACGGGTGATCATAAAGGATTTACCCGGAGCCTGGTGCCTGAGAATAACCATTACCGCCTGCCATACGTCCTGGTTGTCGCTGCCTGCCACTTTTACATGGTCGAATTGCCTTTTAAGACCGCCTAAATAATTTATAGCCACCTTCTTTCCTCCTTCTTACGAAATATAGCCAACTCTTTTAATATGTCAGAATACATGTCACTGGCAATGGAATGGCGAAGAATAAATCCTATGTCGTTTAGCCTTTGTTCTTGCTCGTCAAAGATCTCTGCGATAATTGTTATAGCTGCCTCATTCCCCATGCTAATCCGTTCGCTCGGTCGTTGGGGCTTCTTTTCCTCAGCTAAAGAAGATAACTCTTCATAAAATTCCCATTCTACATTCATATCTTCTTTATTTAAGCGATAGATAGAGGCACTTCCTATGTAATAATCTTTTACGAATAAAGTTTCTCCGTGTACGATTTTCACATAAGATAAGTATCCCCAATTTTTAGCCCGAACCTTCACGCCCTTCATTGCCGCCTCTATAGCTTCATGCCATTTCATTACTCGTTATCCTTTTCGTCCACCTTCCGGCACACATAGCCGTTTTTAATGTTACTGTGAAAATGGCTCCCGATGGAATCCGCTTCCATCATGGCCGTGTAAGCTGAGATAGACACATCATGATAATTAAATACGCCGCCGTTCTTAAACTCAACCTGAAGAACCTCGGTGCCGAAATCGTAGCCTACTGATTTAATGTTACTTGATTGTACGGGTGTTCTGTCTATTTTTGCTCCCATGCGTCCTCCTTGCAGGATATAGTTTTTTAGCTGCTTTTAATGAGATTTTCTTAGTGAAAAATATACAAGGTTCCTCTTCTTTACCTCTAAACGTCCGGTCGAAATTATCCCTAAATTCCTTTGTTGCTGGCTTTGATCTGATATCAGGCATTATACCGACCTCCATGTCGTCTCCGGCATCCTTGCTCGCCAGTTCTTTTGTCTGCGTGGAGAATTCTTCACGGTCCTGATATTCGCCAAGATAACCGCATCGCCTTTGTCCGGTGACCGTTTTATCCGCTTCTTTATTTCATCTTTTTGCTCAACCTGGTAACCTTGCGGCGTTAACTTGTATCGTGGAGCGCATAAATCGGCTTTAAGTTCTGGATCCGGCGGGAGGGCCAGATCGTCCCCTTTGCCTGGCTCCAACGCTTCTCTGAACCGCCACATAAAAAAGGCGCGATTGTTCTTAAACTTGATTTTATTCGTATCTCTATCAACCTGGTTTTCAGAGAAGTCCGTTGCAGCGTTATTTATGCCTATGACCTGAAAGCTGTTCTCGTTAAGATGGTCATACGGGCTACCACCGAAGCCGCCCGTTATATCGATATGGATCGGCGCGGAGTCCTTCGTTTCCTTAACAACCAGGCCGGCCACCGTGGGGCCATCCGGCGTCGTCTGCCCGGGATGAACTTTTAACTCATCGAACCAATTCCCATAACGTGGGGCTATCATGGTTTTGTCGGCGCCGCCGCGCGCCACATCGACACCGACCGAATCCATTTGTTTGCCTTTTTTACCGTCCGGTTTCCACCGTGCCTGCGCAGCTTCAACCCATGCGGTCGGGATAACCTGCCATTCATCATCACTGACTCCGGCCATAAAATCGCCTTTTAGCATTTGTGATCGTAAGGGTTCCGGAAGAGCTTGCAGCTGCGATTTATAACCTGTGGCCATCAGGAAAGGATTATCTTCAATATGAGAAGGAATAAATGTCCGGGAAAGAGGCTGTATCCTTTCCCCTTTATGGTCAAACGGCTCGCCGTTTTCTACTTCAACGTCATGCTTTCCATCTATCGTAGCAAACCAACGTAACTCCCCGATCATGGCGGGATTAGGATGAAGGCTATTAATCCACGGCCCCCAAAAGTCAAGGATCCAACGCCCATCTGAATCTGTCGGCGGGTTCCCGGTGCATACAATTCGCGTCCGTTGTCCCTTTTTCACTGTACGCAACCATCCTATTAAAAACCGAAATTGCGCTTCTAAGAAATGTGTTATTTCATCAAAGCCAGCAAGATCATGCGGCCGGCCCTGGTACTTCTTTTCATCCCCGGCATTGTTACAAGAGCCGAATTCTATCTTCCTTCCAGGAAGCCGCAAAACATCGGTTTGCCCGTTCCATCCCTTTCGTGATTTTAGTATTTCATCAAGAAGTCGATCCTGAATGCCTAAAAGCTGAGTGCTTTGCCGCCGGAATATGATTGAATTGATATGATCATCAAGGGCCAGTCCCAAGAGCAAATCACTTTTACCACCGCCTGCAGCGCCACCGAAAAATATTATATCTGCCTGCGATTCCCGCGCAGCCAATTGAGGGCCAACCATCGGCACCCATTTTTGAGGCGTTGCTTTCTTCATGATCTCCAGGAGCTCTTTCTTTTCATCCGGCTCTAAGTAATTTATGAGATCCTGATACTTTTCAATTCTATTTGCCATCCTTCGCTTCTTTTGCCTTTTTCCTTTCAAGGGCTACGTGTAATAAGAAAGCCACTCTTGTGGCAAGTTCCGTATCTGTAAAATCAAGGGACGGCGCAATTTGCTGAGGTTCGCCATCTTTGCCAGGGAAAACATGCTTTTCAACTAGCTTCCCTTTCATCTGAAGCATTATTTTAGTGTGTGCTGCATCCCCGCGCGCCGCTGAATGAATACTTCCATGAATAATTGAGGCATAATTTTTATCAATCAACTTATCAATCTTACTTTCGGCGTACTTACAGAAGGCCTCTTTATCGTATGAATTATAATAAGTTTTCCTGTCTATCTTTGCCAATCCACATATCTCAGTGACAGATTTAAACCTATGCTCAGGATTTAATAGAACTTCTAGCAGCTTTTTCTCGGCTACCGTTGGCCGGTATTTTGAGGACTTTTGTGGAGTACGCGATCGCTTATTATGCGGCGCCGGTTTCTTTCTTATTTTGGTCATAAATTACCTTGTGTCCGCCCCGTGGACGAGTGTAACTAAGTTGCTGTTATAATTTTGCTTTTAAAAATCTCTTTTTTGACCTGACTGGTATAGCGAGAAGCTCTCGCGGGCATACCTTCAATATATTTTTTTACGCAACTAAAGAACATTCACCAGCCAGGTCTATCATCCTAGTTTTATTTCTTTTTGCCGATCACCGGCTGCGGCCTTTCAGTACGTGATGGTTCTCCAACTCCCACCGTTCTCTCCATGTCCCTGATTTCACAATCCTTTTCAATTAAACTTTTAGGCACCTTGATTTCTTCATCCCCAAAGGATTCCATGTACTCAACCTTGTCTTTGTTGATATGAACCATGCCGCCATCTGCCTTATTAAAATGGCACCAAACCGAATCGCCTTTCCATTTTCCCTTAACTGTTTTATAGTGACCGCTTTCAAACGCTACCAATGTTTCATCTTTTTTACCTTCTGCCATCCTGATTATTCCTCCTTATTTAAAATATCTGGCACATCAGCGCCGTTACGAGCCCAATCAATCCCAAGCTGCAAAACTTCATAAAAGTCTTTAATATTATGGTCAATCAGCTTATCGCCTAGAATTGGAATATGGCTCAATTCGTGAAACATTAAGATTGCTCTCTGCTTTTCGGTAAAATGAACGATGTTGCTTTCATAAAAGACAATCCCGAAGCGTTCTTTTGTGAAGAAGTTTATCGGGTGATGATAAAAACTGTAACATCGGGCAGCGGCTTTCGGCATTGTCGCTATTTCCTTTAAAAACAAAACTTCCTCAACATCGATATGGCCGACTTCTTCCCGGGCAGCTATTACTTTTTTAGCCAGTTCCTTGAGGTCCGGTGCTTCCTGAAATATTGCGTGTTGTCCTTTAGACATTTTTTATATAAAAACTCCCATCTTGTAATTTTATCCAGAGTTCTTCTAACCATGCTTTTAAATTTGCCGGCGCCGGGACCGGCAGCGATCGAATACAGTCTAATAATTTTGGCGGAGGATCCCCGGCTTTTAAATGAGATTTTGCGAATATTTGAACAGGTAAAGACATTTCAGTAACGATTTTTAAAACAGCTTTCTCGTTGGGGATATCCCAAAGCTTTGATTTACACTTCGGGCATATTTTAGGCTTAATGATATCGCCAGTTAAATGAACCGGCACCCAAATATGGCCACACCGGTAACACTCAAAACCTGTAATTGTTATTATTGGCATCTTCAACTCACCGCCGGCATTATTTTTATAATTTAATTCAATAACTTCCTGTCTTTTTTTTGGAATCCAATTTCAATAATTCTTGTTTCAACTTCATACCCTGTTGTGAAATTCCCCTGCTCGTGCGTACCCGGCAAATATTCAGGGTGCTTTCCGTCACGTGACGATATAACTTCATAAAGCCTCTCAAATTCCTTTTGCTTCCATTTTTCTTCATCGGTTGTCATGGTTGCTGCCAACTGGTCCCATCCACCCATCATGTTAATCACCGAATGAATTACCGGATCAGTAAACTTTACGCTTTCATAATTACCAATTCGCTTAACCGCATTTAAAACCTCAATCCATGCGATAGTAGCCTGATCTTGTTTTTTCCCTTTTAATATTTCCATAAAGTCAACCGGCTTAGGGAAGAACCTGCAAGTTTGAATAATCTCTTTAAAAGCCGATTCGCACTCTTCATCAGTGAACGGCTCTAAAATTTTCCAGTATAAATCTGTCAAAGGCTCTGATATTTTTCTATCATTTATATCGCAAATTAAAGCCATATTTTTTAAAAACTTTTCTCTATCGTTCATTGGGTGGCCTCCAGTTCTCAAACATTTTTATATTTGCTAAAGTTTTATCTGAAAACTTCCCCGCTAATGGGTGTATAGTTTCATTCAAATAACTTTCAAATTTAGTTCCGAATAATGTTTCCGGTCTTAAAAATTGCATCATTTTTTCATCATTCAACCATTGGTTACATTTATTATCAATAACTTTTTTAAAATCTTCAATTGTTCTTTTTCCATTTCTCGATCTCGCTTTTATTTTTGCTCGTATTTCTTTTACTGTATGATCGAAATTTTTTCCTGTTTTTAAATTCAAGTATTCGATAATTTCTTGATAAGGAATATGTGATCCGGATTTATCCGGTGCTTCCGTTGTGGATTCAGGATTCAGTATAGGGGATTCAGTAATAGGTAATAGGGATTCAGTAATAGGCGTGGCTACTTCCATACTAGAACCGTGCAAGTCTGGTGCTGGTATAGTACTAGCCGCTTCTTTAATATGGCAGTTCTGGTGTAGCCCAAACTTTAATATTTGTATGTAATTACAATTATTTACAGAGTATAATTGAATAAACTCTTTATCTGATAGTTGCTTTAATAATTTATCAACATTACAGTTGTCATAAGGAAGGAGCTCAGCCTTGATTCTCTTGGGCCGGTGCTCAAGCCTCCCCTCCCGGTCGGCCATACACCATAAACCGGCAAAAAGTATCCTTGCCATCGGATCACAGTCTGCCAAATCTTCATTTTTAAAATATCCCGGTTTAATATTTCTTGCTCTCATCGTATAATTCCTTTAATCTTATTCCAGCAAATTGCACAAAAATAAGGGATCACTAATTCTGCCATTTCATCCCTCAATAATTTTAACAGGGTAAAGAGACTCAACCTGTTTTTTCTTCATAATAAACATCGGAGTTCTTTTGCCCTTTGTGTCCTCAAAAGTATAGGTCCCGTTTTTCCAGAAAATCAGAAAATCAAGAACGTATTTTGTGTTACCTGGTAGATAAAAAGGAACTTGCCGAAGAAACCAACATTCTCCGGCGGATTGCAGGGCTTTTAATTCCAGATACCGGCGACGCTCTTTCTTACTGCGAAATTTGATATTGTCGGCCCCACAAATAACGTTGTGGAATTTATTTTCTTTATCGCTTTTTGGCATATTCGGAAAAAGCGATTTAAGGGGATTCCTATTCTTTAATGCCTCAAAATCTGTCATACTGTTTAGTCGTAAAACGCCGTTTTTATTCATGCGCTCAAAATCTCAATCGCCTGGTCAATTCTAACCATCCGTTTACAATCATTTGATATACTTTCCTTCAGAAGCTTCTTTTCTTCCCTGAGCAAATCTATGGCCTTTATCTCTGTAAGATTTTTCTTTCCTACAGGAAGATGTTTTTTATCTTTTTTTTGCTTTGCTATTTCTTGTTTTTCGACATCATTTGAGGGCTTTTTCTTATATGAGCGAGGGCCATATAAGCCTAATTTTCTCCGATTATTATAAACACTCATTTTCTTGACATTAAAAAATTCTGCTATTTCTTGATCAGATTTTCCATCGTCAACAAGTTCCTTTAATTTTTCATCATCTATTTTTTTTGGATATGCCATCGTTTTGACCTCCTTTTCTTTTTTAATTTGG